ATTGATAACAACACAAAACTGGGCACAATTTACGGAAACTTGGGATTTTCAAAACATTGATAAAAACGCGGAACCACCATTTATTGGTATTGTTAGATCACCAGAAGTAACGTTTGGTAATAACCCATCAATTATGTTGTCAAATATTCCAAATAGAAGACAATATTTCTATATGAAAGTACCGACTTGGGACGGTCAAAGAAATGGTTACGATATATATAAAATACCTCAACCAATACCTGTTGACATCAAATATACCGTTATTATCGTTTGTAATAGAATGCGTGAATTAAATAAATTAAACCAAATTATTATTACAAAATTCGCATCAAAACAAGCGTATCATATTATTAAGGGTCATTATATTCCTATTATTATGGGGAATATTTCCGACGAATCAATTATGGATTTGGAAAAAAGAAAGGTTTATTTACAAAAATATGAATTTACTTTACAAGGGTTTTTGATGGATGAAGATGAATTTGAGATAACCCCAGCGATTACAAGAACGTTTCAGATTTATGAAACCGACACTAAAATAAAAACTAAAAAACCAAAAAAACAAATTCCTGAAATACCACAAACGTATACTGAAAAATATTCTATTGGTAATGTTGTATCTGTTTATAAGTTTAATTACACAACAAATCTTAAATTATCATCAAATCAAAACATCACTCAATTTGAGGTGTATATTAATGATGATTTTTACGGTAATGATTTAACGGAAATACAAATAAGTACTGGTGATGAATTAAGAATCACCGTAACAAAGGATAATATTGGTCAGGTTTCTGAGATTGTGTTTTTACAAGAGATTATTTAATCATCCCCGTAAATATCTCTTTTTTCCTTACATTTTTCAATTATTAGACTCTCAAGAAATTTATACATTTTAATCCCTCGTTTATCACAATATTTCTTTAAAACATCGTGAACGTCCTTATCAATCTTTAAATTTTTAATTTTTTTTTCGTTTGGTTCCATAAGTAGAAAAAAGGTAGAAAAAAAACCTACCTATCTATAAATACTTTTAAGTATGTAAAGTTTTTGATAAAAACGTGAATATTTATTAATAAAATAAAATTATAAATAAAATTAAAATCTATGGCAACTAACAGTAAAATATTTGTATCACCAGGTGTTTATACTTCAGAAGTGGATTTAAGTTTTGTCGCGCAGAGTGTTGGTGTTACAACACTTGGTATTGCGGGGGAAACTTTAAAAGGTCCGGCTTTTGAACCAATTTTCATTAAAAACTTTGACGAATTCCAAAATTATTTTGGGGGTACGTCACCGGAAAAATTTGTTAACACACAAATTCCGAAATATGAAGCGTCGTACATCGCAAAAGCGTATCTACAACAATCTAATCAATTATTTGTAACTAGAATCCTTGGGTTGTCTGGTTATGATGCGGGACCATCTTGGTCAATTGTAACTAAAGCAAACGTTGATCCAACAACCGTTGATTTTATGTGTGAAACTGGTTCAACGATTGATTGTGAATTTGTTTGTCAAACCCCAAGTGCAATGACGTTTAATGTTGGTTTTACTGGTTGTACAAATTCATCTGAAACTATTGGGTACGAAAACGAATTCCCAAGTCAAATTGAGAGTATGTTAACAACACAATATGAAACATTTAATGGGTCTGTGTCAACATTAGATACAAACATTAGAAGTTTAATTAGTGGTGTTATAAATGAACCATCAACGTCCGCAGACACAATTAGTTATTTCGGAACAGTTTGGGGTGATGATTATGATACATTGTCTTCATTATTTACAAATGAAAATAACGTGTTCAACGTTCCATCACCATCAAGTGAGTTAACAGACTACTCATCACCATTTAATGATCCTTGGTACTACGCACAATTTGAAAACATTGGGAATGGTTTATATTCTGGTTTTTCATTCTTCTTATATGTTGATGAATTATCTGAAATTATTCCGTCAACAACGACAACGACAACTATTGCACCCACAACAACGACAACAACAACAGATCCGTGTAATCCATCACCAACTACAACAACTACAACAACAACACAACCAGAGGTTATTACTTGTTATTCAGGTAATGTTGTTGGTAAAATTTATTACTATTCAGGTATTTCTTATACGGAATATGACAATTTAGTTGTTGCAACATTAAGATCAAGAGGTATTGCAACATATGCTGATGAGGTTAATCCAGTATTTGAGGTTTCGGCAACAACAAATGTTACATTAAATATGGGTGGTCAATATATCCCTGTTCTTAAAGATCCGTATATGCCGTTTGCAATAAATGTAACAAATAACACTGGTACTAACTTTGTTTTTGAAGCGTCATTTTCTCAATCCGATTCACAATATATTGCTAAAGTATTTGGTGGTACAAATTTTGGGAAACCAAGAACCTCAACACCATTGTTTTTAGAAGAGAATTTCCAATCAATATTAAATTACGGATGGAAAAAAGGTTATATTAGAGGTTTAAGTTCTGATTTAATTGCGTTGGACTCAGCTCAAAGTAGCGATTCATCATCAATTGGTTGGTATTTAGATAGATATCAAACACCATCTTCACCTTGGGTTGTTTCTGAATTAAGAGGTAATAAAACATTTAATCTATTTAAATTCTACACAATATCTGATGGTAATTCAGCAAATAGTGAGGTTAAAGTTTCATTTACTAATATGTCATTTGCTAACAGGACTTTTGATGTTTTAGTTAGAGACTATTATGATGTTGATGCAAACCCAGTTGTACTTGAGAAATTTACAAATTGTACAATGGATCCGTCACAAAATAATTTTATCGCAAAAAAAATCGGTACACTAGATGGTGAGTACCAATTAAATTCAAAATATATAATGGTTGAAATGAACGAGGACGCACCAACAGATGCTTTACCTTGTGGTTTTGATGGTTATGTCTTTAGAGAATACGCTGACGCTAAATCACCATTCCCAGTTTATAAAACAAAATATGACTTCCCTGGTGAAGTTGTTTATAACCCCCCATTTGGTTTCTCAAGCGGAAATGACGACGCAATAATTTCTGGTGGTGACAATGTTAGAAAAACATATTTAGGGTTTTCTAATAACATCGGATTTGATACTAGTTTCTTTGAATATAAAGGAAAAAGAACACCGATATCTCCATGCGATTTAGAGGGTGGTGAATGGTCTTACAAGACACGAGGTTTCCATATGGATAAATTCGCTAGTGGTATTACAATTTCAAACGGATTCACAACAAGTGGATCTCCAAAATATTATGTTGGAGACGCAGCCTTTTCTTCTGAACCAACTAGTCCTGATAGTCCTTATTATAGATTGTTCTCAAGAAAATTCACAATCCTTGTTGGTGGTGGTTTTGATGGTTGGGACATTTATAGAGAACATAGAACAAATAGTGATAGATTCGTTTTAGGTCGTCAAGGATTCTTAAATGGTGCGTGTGTTTCTGACAGATACCCAAGCGCTAAAGGTTGGGGTGCGTTTAAACAAATCGCCGTTGGTGATGGTACTATTGACTATGCAAACACTGATTACTACGCTTATTTATTGGGTATTAGAACATTTGCAAATCCAGAAGCGGTTAATATAAACGTATTTGTATCACCAGGTATTGATTATGTGAATAATAGTGACTTAGTTGAAGCTACGATTGATATGGTTGAAAACGAAAGAGCGGATTCATTATATATTACAACAACACCAGATTATAATATGTTTGTTGCGTCAACAACGGAAGGTGATAATTTTATCTACCCACAAGAAGCGGTTGATAATTTAGAACAAACTGGAATTGATTCAAATTACACAGCAACGTATTATCCTTGGGTATTAACTAGAGATAGTGTTAATAACACACAAGTTTATATACCAGCAACGGCTGAGGTTACACGAAACTTGGCATTAACCGATAATATCGCATTCCCTTGGTTCGCGGCAGCAGGTTACACTCGTGGTATTGTAAATTCTGTCAAGGCTCGTAAAAAGTTAACACAAGAAGACAGAGACGTTCTATACACAGGTAGACTTAATCCAATTGCAACATTCGCTGACGTGGGTACTGTAATTTGGGGTAATAAAACACTACAAGTTAGAGAATCGGCACTTGATAGAATTAACGTTAGAAGATTGTTATTACAAACACGTAAATTAATATCTGCGGTTTCTGTAAGATTGTTATTTGATCAAAACGATGAACAAGTTAGACAAGACTTCTTGAACGCTGTTAATCCAATTTTGGATGCGATTAGAAGAGATAGAGGTTTATATGACTTTAGAGTTGAGGTATCAAGTGATACTGCTGATTTAGATAGAAATCAATTGACGGGGAAGGTGTATATCAAGCCGACTAGATCGCTAGAATATATCGATATTACATTCTATATCACACCTACTGGTGCGTCGTTTGACAACATTTAATAAGAATAAAATAAAAAAATAAGATAAGATCCTCCAAGTAATTTGGGGGATTTTGTTTTTTATATATAAGTTTTTTTTAAAAAAATGTTGTTGGTTAAATAAAAAATTATAACTTTGTCAAGTAAATAAAGAAATATGTTAACAGAAATGATAGACGAGAAACCAAACCCAACTATGAAATATTACGCATTTGATTGGGATGATAATATTATGTTTATGCCAACAAAGATTTATCTTAAAGATGAAGATGGAAATAGTGTTGGTATGTCAACAGAGAACTTTGCTGAACACAGGACTGAAATTGGTGTAACACCTTTTAAGTATGGTGATAGTATTATTGTTGGTTTTGATGACAATCCGTTCAGAGACTTTAAAGTTAGTGGTGACGAACATTTCTTACGTGACGCAATGAAAGCAACAACAGGACCCGCGTGGAATGATTTTGTGGAAGCAGTTAATAATGGTTCTGTTTTTGCAATAATAACAGCAAGAGGTCACACACCAGCGGTATTAAAAGAAGCCGTATATCGTTTAATCACATCAAACAAACACGGATTAAAATCCAATAAACTTATTAAAGTTTTAAAAAAATATAGAGAATTGGCTGATGAGGTTTTACTTTCCGATGACGAACTAATTAGATCCTATTTAGATTTATGTAGATTTCATCCAGTATCATTTGGTGATGGTTCTGCAATAAATCCAGAACAAGGTAAAATTGACGCTATGGAAACATTTGTTAGATACGTGATGTTGTTATCACATAGATTACAGAAAAAAGCGTTTATGAAAAATAAAATTAGCAACTATTTTACACCAAACATTGGATTTTCAGATGATGATGTCAGAAACGTAGATAAAATAAAAACACATTTTAGTAAGAAGAAAGATAATATCTTACAAACTTATTTAACATCAGAAGGTAGTAAGAAAAAGTATTAAGTTATTATTAATAATATATGTTATATAAATAATATTTAATAAATAAACTTATTAATTAAGTTATATATAAGTTATTAAGTAAGTTATATTAATATATATAATTTCAAAATAACTGAAAGTAAATAGAAAAATCTTTTTTTGCAAATATAATAGAGTAAACTATTTAAAACTTCATATTTCATTATTATTATTTTAATAAAAAATTATGGAGCAAGATTTAATAACTCACGGTCAAATGGATTTTAATTTACCACACGATGTGGTACCATTACCGTCTGGTGGTATTTTTTATAAATCAAAAAAGAAAAATGTTAAAGTTGGTTATTTAACCGCATCAGACGAAAACATATTAGTCAATATTGATGGTGCCAAAACAATTAAAGAATCAATAATTATTCCGTTATTAAGAAATAAACTTTATGAACGAGAAATTAGACCTGAAGAATTGTTGGAAGGTGATGTTGAGGCGATACTATTGTTTTTGAGAAACACTTCTTTTGGTCCAGAATATAATATTATTGTTACAGATCCAAAAACAAATAAACGTTTTGAGACATCAATTATGTTAGACGAGTTAAATATCGTCAAACCGGTATTTCAACCAGATGAAAATGGATTATTTAGTGTGACACTACCAGTTTCAAACGCACAAGTTAAATTAAAGTTATTAAGTTTAATAGACACAATGGAAATTGATAATATTGTTAATTTATATCCGGTAGGGTATAATGCACCAATAGTTACAACGAGGTTGTCAAAAATGATTGTTGAGTTAAATGGTAGTACAGATGGTAATCAAATATCAACATTTGTACAAACAATGCCGATTAGAGACTCAAAATTCATCAGATCGTTTATGAAAGAAAATGAACCTAAATTAGATCTTAAAAAAACAGTAATAGCCCCGTCTGGAGAAAAAGTTGATGTTGAGATCAACTTTGGGGTGGAATTTTTTCGGCCTTTCTTCTAAGTACTCGCAACATATGTTAGATGAATTTTTTTATTTATCTAAATCCTTACATATGCAATATAGTGAATTTCTAAAAGTCCCAACGTATGCTCGTAAGTATTTAATACAAAAAATGATTGACGACGCGAACCCAAATAAAATTGGGTGATAAAGTATTTATAATATAAAATACTAATGGACATTCAAGCCCTTGCTACAAAAGTTTTTGGTAAACCGTGGAGCGTTTTTACCAAACAAGAAAAGTCAATCGCTGAAACATTGTTTAGTGCTGGGTTTTCTGAAGGTGAAAGTTCAGCACAGGATAATTCACGAAATAATTCCCCCAAAGGGGATGGAAAACCGTTAAACCCAGGTGCGGTGTTTGGTGAAATAAAATCAGGGGTAGCAACAATAGGTGCGGATTTAATAAACCTTAACACAAATGTTAACGAACTAATTAATGGTGCTCAAGCGTTTGGTAATTCAATGGGTATCGGTAGAGCAAGAGCGTCCGAACTGAGAACGACAATTGCCGATACCGTACCAGAGTTAATGAAACTTGGTCTTGAACAAACAGAGGCGTTACAAAACATTACGGCTATTCCTGCTGCTCTTAAAACAAACACAATCCTTACTAATGAGACCATTATAGAATTAGGTGCTACCGCTAAGTTTACTGGAGAAGGTATCGGTCTATTAGCCACGAATTTCCAGGAGGTTGGCGTTCAATTATCTGACGTTGGCAATGAAATGGCTAAAGCAGCAAACTACGCAAAAAGTGTTGGTGTTAACGTTCAAGCCGTAACTAATGGTGTTGTAACTAATTTAAAAAACTTAAATATTTTTAATTTTGAGAATGGAGTTCAGGGATTAGCAAAAATGGTTGCAAGTTCCGCGATAATGGGTGTTAACATGCAAAATGTGTTAAATAAAGCTGAAAAACTTTTAAACCCTGAAAGTGCAATTGAATTTTCATCTGCATTACAACGACTTGGTGTTACATCTACTGAATTATTAGATCCATTAAACGCAATGGATTTAGCGATGAACAACCCTGAAAGATTAGCTGGAGAGATGACAAAAGTCGCAC